CACGTTGGCAAGTAGAAGTTGCAAACCGTGGCGCTAACGCTGTGGCTTTCAATGGTGTTACTTGGGATGGCGGCTCAGCCCCTACTATTGCATCAGGTACAAACAAGTCAGTTCTTGTATTCTACTCACCAGATGGTGGAACAACCATCTACGGTCGTCTAGAGTTTGCAACACTAGCTTAATAATTAAGATTAGTTCCCCACCGTCCTACGGGACTGGTGGGGCTTTTCTTTTTTAGGAGTATAATAAGCGTATGAAAATAGCCGTATACACTATCGCCCTCAATGAAGAGCAGTTTGTAGAACGCTGGTATGAGTCTTGCAAAGACGCTGACTACCTAATGATTGCTGATACTGGTTCTATAGATGGCACAGTTGAAAAAGCACGTGCCTTAGGAATCAACGTACATGTAATAAGCGTACGACCATGGCGGTTTGATGATGCTAGAAATGCGGCTCTTGCCCTACTCCCAGATGATATTGATATATGCATCTCTTTGGATATGGATGAGCTCTTAGCCCCAAACTGGCGTAAGGAGATAGAGAAAGCTCCTAAGGGAACTACCCGTATTCGATACAACTACACATGGAACTTTAACCCAGATGGCTCTCCTGGATTAGTATTTGGTGGTGACAAGATTCACGCTCGTCACGGTTACCGTTGGGTACATCCTGTACACGAGTGTCTATACACAGACCGCTTAGAAGAAAAAGAGTATTGGTCTCAACTAGGGCTGTGGCACAAGGCGGATGACAGTAAATCTCGCAGTCAGTACCTTCCACTACTCAAACTATCGATAGAAGAAGACCCACACAACGACCGTAACGCCTACTACTACGCTCGTGAACTGTTCTTCCATGGTCGCTTAGAAGAAGCTAAAGCTCAGTTTGAACGACACCTATCTCTACCTAAAGCTGTATGGAAAGCAGAACGTGCAGCATCTATGCGTTATATAGCTAAGTGCTCTATTGATGAGGACGAGAAGCTTAAGTGGTGGAAGCTAGCTATGCAGGAAGAGCCTGGCAAACGTGAAGCCTATGTTGAGCTAGCCCAGTTCCATTACGATAAAGGCCGCATGTCAGAGTGCTACACGCTCTGTAAGAAGGCAATCAATATTAAAGAACGTCAATTAGATTATTTAAATGAAGCATTTGCCTGGGGCCATATTCCATATGACCTAGCTGCAGTATGTGCGTATTGGCTAGGTGAAAGAGAAAAGGCTTTGGAGTTTGGACAAAAGGCAGTGGAGCTTAGCCCTACAGATGAACGATTACTTAGTAACCTAGAGTTCTACAAACAGGGAGTCTAATGAGAGCTCATAAGCCAGGCGGTAGATTTGACGCAGACTTTGAGACTACCGCCATCCTTAAAGGCGTTGACACAGACCTAAAACATCCAGTAGGAACAAATGCTGACTGGTGGGTTTTTGATTCGGTCAATACAGAACTAGACCCCATCTATGACGTTGGTCAGGATATTACATCCTCTGTAGGTGGCAAGGTTTGGACTGGCCCATACTCAGTCCCAGTAGTAAGAGCCGTCATCAAGCAAGGTGAGGCTAGGACTTCAGCAGTGGGTTTCTATAACTCAGACACTTTGCACCTAACTTTCAACATTGAAGACGTACAGAAGTTTGCACCTAACATTATTATCCGCCCAGATATCAACAACCGTGACCGTGTGGTCTGGCGTGGTCAGGTATACCGCCCATATGCTATCCAAGAGCGCGGAATTGTTGCTGACAGATTTACCATCCTCAGCGTAGAATGTATTCAGCTGATGCCTGAAGAGATGGTCAACGACCCTCAATTTGCTCAGTACGCTAACTAAGGAGTCTACATGGCTGTTATTCATGATGTGTTCACCGTAGGAACAAGTCCTACGCTTATCTGTGAAATCCCAAAGAAGTGCCCTCCCACTGCTGTTTTAATCTTTAATGATGACAACAACCCTATTTATATTGGGGATATAGATATAGCTACCTCTGGCAGTAGTCTTGGATTAAAGGTACCTAAGTCAACCGCTACTACACAGGTGTGGCTAAACGCTGGTGATAAGTTATACGCTATTTCTTCTGCAGGAACATCTGCAAATGCTATAGCTGTTCTATGGTCAAAGGTGATTGCGGATTAATATGGCTAAAGATACTAACCCTTGCTGGGATGGATACGTCCAAGTAGGTATGAAAAACAAAGGTGGCAAGAAAGTTCCGAACTGCGTTCCTGCAGGTTCTGGCAAAAAGAAGGTCTCCAAACCAAAGAAAGCGAGCAAGTAATATGTGTGCTACATGTGGATGTATGGGAAAGAAGAAGGCTGCTAAGAAGGTCGCTAAGAAGGCGGCTCCAAAGGGCATGTCTCCAAAGCAGAAGAAACTTGATGTTGATAAAGACGGCAAGCTAGAAGGCTCTGACTTTGCTGCCCTACGAAAGAAGAAGAAGTAATGTGTGCTACCTGCGGCTGCGGTAAGCCAAAAGATAAGCACGGAATGAAGTCCCTAAAGGACGCTAACAAGAAGTTTGCTAAGAAGGCTGCGCCTGCAAAGGCTAAGAAGTCTTCTATGGTACGAAAGAAAGGCATGTAATGGCTACACCATCATTTATGAAGGGCAAGTACACTAAGTCTAAGGACGAGAAGATGGACTCCCGCTTGCTTAAGAAAGCTGGTCTTACCGATAAGGAAGAGAAAGCTAAGTTTGAAAAGGCTGACAAGGCTCACGGCAAGAAGAAGAAGCCAGCCACAATTGCTGAAGACCGTAAGAAAGACGATGCAATTATTAAGAAGATTAAGTCCAAGGAAAAAGCCCATGAAGCCAAGGAAGGCAAGAAGGGCGAAAAGGCTGAGGACAAACGAGAGAAAAAGAAGTAATCGCTTAGGGGCCGAAAGGCCCCTTTGTGCTTTATCCTAGTACTGAGTCCATGCGGGACTCAAAGCTTCACCCTTGCGATGTACCTTGCTAACTCTATGGAGATGTCATGCCCGAGAATAAGAAAATAGACAAAGCGTCTGATATCGAATTCCGCGAGCAGATAACAGAAAACATCCCTGGAGAAATTGCCAGTCGTATAGTGTGGACTGGAGCTTTAGCATCGTATCTTGTAGGGAAGAAGCTTCGTGCAAAAAGACATAAATAGTTCTGAAGAGCTCGCTACTCTTTACGCTGAGTCTGCTGCCAAAGAGCTTACTTTGGAGCTTCGAGACCTGGCAGTAGCTGCAGGATGGCCTGCTGATGTGGCTCGTTCCCTTTCCGTTGTTTTAAGTAACGGCAGTTTAAATATAGATTATCCAGAAAACATGGATAAAAGAATCCAAGATTTAGAGTACGGCAATTCTCAAACCCCTCCTAAGAGCGTGTTAAGAAAGTTCATGTATCGCACAGAGGGTGTTGCTTCAGCCATTTTAGGTGGAGAAGTGTTAGACCAAATCGTCATGGAAGCTGAGGTGTTCTAATGGGTAACCCGTTTATTGTTGCTGAAGACCTGGCTTTAAAAAGCCATGTTCAAGGCATGCTTGTAGGGGACGAAAAAAACGCCGAACGCCCAGTAAAGGTGTGGTTTGGATACCCTGATGTTGAAGTACGTGCACAAGAATTCCCGTTTGTAACAATTGACCTTATTGATGTAATCCCTGCAAATGACCGCCAAAACTCTGGCTACCTATACGACACTGATAATAGGGGAACAGTGGCTCCAGAAGCTGGGTTTACCTATGTATATGAGATACCAGTTGCTTACGACCTTGTGTATCAAGTAACAACATACGCTCGTAATCCTCGCCATGATAGAGCTTTGCTTTATCAGATGTTTAATAAGTTTCCATCTAAATACGGAAAGATAGCTGTGCCAAATGAACTTGGCACAGAAATTGGCTATCGTTCTATGTTCGTAGATGGATTTGTAAAACGTGATGCAGTAGACGGTGAAACAGGTAATCGCCGTACTCTTCGTAACGTTTACACAGTACGAGTGGTTAGTGAAATGACCCCATCAGTAGCTGCTAAAAAGCTATCTACTGTTGAGGAAATTATTATTAACCTTCCTCAAAACAATTCGTATATCCCTTCCGTCTACGAAATCTTGTAACACATGTTCATTCTGTCTAACTTAAAGGAGATTATCTAATGGCATTTCAACGCCCAGGGGTATACGTCGAAGAGACACTAAACCCTATTCAACCAGTTGTTGGAGCTAACTCAGACTCTGTTGCTGCCTTTATTGGTGCAGCTGATAGAGGTCCAGTTGGTGTTCCAACTCTAGTAACATCTTGGAGCCAGTATGTTGCAGCATTTGGTTCTTGGAACTCAGTAGCAAGCAACGACTTGCCACTTGGTGTCTATATGTATTTCTCAAACGGTGGAAACCAAGCGTACATTGTACGTGCAGCAAACGCTGCAGTTTTAGCAACACGTTCATTAAATGACCGTGCTGTAAGCCCGTCAGCAACATTAACAATTGCAGCTAACAGCCCAGGTGCATGGGGAAATAACCTAAACGTTAGTATTGTTAACTCTATTACTACAGGTTATTTTGATTTAATTGTGTACGCTGGTGGAACAACAGACTCTAACGTTGTTGAGCGTTTTACAGACCTTAGCATGACACTTTCTGATAACCGTTACGCAATTACATCTGTAAACGCTTCCTCACAGTATGTAAGACTAACTGACCTTAACTCAGGTAACACAGGAGCTACACGTAACCCAGCAGTAGTAACCAACCAAGCACTAGCATCAGGTTCAAATGGAAATGCAATTGCTGGGTCTGACTACTCAACTGCAGCAGCTACCTTAGATACCGTTCTACAATCTTTGGTACTTAACGCTCCAGGAGTAACTGCAGCAGCTACTGTAAATATTTTGATTAACTATGCGGCTAGCCGTGAAGATGTGTTTGTAGTAATCGATGGTCAAGATACCACCCCAGCTACACAGCTAGCGCTTGCTGCTACCTATACACCTTCTTCACTTGCAGCTGTTTACTACCCAGCATTAGTAATTGCAGACCCAACAGTCACTATTGGCTCAGCAGCTGGTTTAACAAAAACTGTTGGTGCTGGAGCTGCTGTAGCTGGATTAATTGCTGCAACTGATTCAGTACGTGGAGTTTTCAAAGCTCCTGCTGGTTTGCAGGCTCGTCTTGCTGGCGTTGTTTCTGCTCGTCAGCTTACAAATGCAAACCTTGACGCTCTTAACTCAGCTGCTGCTCCAGTAAATGCAATTAAGTTTGTACCTGGTAACGGCTATGTAGTTATGGGCGCACGTACTCTTAAGGCTGGTTACGTGGATAAGTACGTACCAGTACGTCGCACACTTATCTACCTACGTAAGTCTCTTACAGACCTAACACAATTTGCAATCTTTGAGCCAAATGACGAAGCTCTATGGCGTCGAATTGATGCAACTCTTGAAGGGTTCTTAACAGCATTTTGGGCAGAAGGCGGCCTTCGTGGCGCAACTCCTGACTCAGCGTTCTTCATTAAAATCGATGGGGAAAACAATCCTCAGTATTTGATTGACAATGGAGAAGTGCATATTGAAGTTGGTGTTGCTTTGCAGCGTCCAGCGGAATTCATTGTAATTAAAATTGGTCAGTTTGACGGTGGAACCACCGTTACTGTGGCGTAAAGGAGACCCAATAAATGCCAAATCAAGCTAGTATCATAAATCGCTTCTCTACATTAGCGTCTGACCCACTTCGTTCGTTTAGGTTTTACGCGGACTTTGTGCCACATAAGGGACAAGATGTATTTGATAAGCGAATCCTTAATCAAAACAGTGCAAAGCTTCCTACCACAGGTAAGTCTGAAGGTTGGATTGGTGGCTTCAGCCAGATTTCTGGTCTAAGCATTAATACCCAATCTATCCAGTATCGTGAAGGCGGCTACAACACCACTGTTCATCAGATTCCTGGTATGACCACATTCACACCTATCACTTTCCAGCGTGGAGTTATCTACGGTAACGACCAAGCTCAAACATGGATGCGCGGTCTTTTTGGCGCAGTGTCAGGAGAAGGTCTTCGTACCGCTACTAACGCAAAGAGCTTCCGTGTAGATATTAATATCTATGTAATGGACCACCTAAGCGGTCCAGGTGCAAGCGATAAGAACGTTGAAAAGATGGTCTTTAAAGTTCACAACGCTTGGATTTCTACACTTAACTACACAGACCTAAATGCTGCTGACGGAGCGATTCTTTTTGAATCTATGTCAGTTGTACACGAAGGTTTGTCAGTTTCATATACACAAGGTGGAATTGGAACAACGGGTTCAAGTACAGGTTCTAGCGGTAGCAGCGGCGGTAGCAGCGGTGGCGGCAGTGGTCGTCCTTCTTACCGACCAGTATAATAAAAGCATTAAAAACTAAAAGGAGAATAATATGGCAGAAATCATTACAGATGCACAGCTAATCGAACAATTTGCAGCTCAGGCAATGGAGGAGCCCGCGGCGGTCATTAAGACGCGGGCACCTTCAGAGTCAGAAGTAAAACTTCCAGGAGGTCATATTGACCAAAATGGGGAGCTTCACATGACAGCAGAGGTTAGAGAACTTACTGGAGCGGATGAAGAGGCAGTGGCTAAAGCTGGTTCTTCAGGCAAAGCTCTTAATGTTCTTTTAGCAAGAGGTTTAGTAAAGATTGGACCTAACAAAGCTACTAACGATGACTTAGACACATTGCTGTCTGGAGACAGAGATGCAATCCTTCTAGGTGTTCGACGAGTAACTTTTGGTCAAACTACTGAACTAATGGTTCGTTGTAGCCACTGTTCAGATGAGCACACTACAACCCTAGATTTATCATCTGATGTTCCAACTACTTATTTAAAAGATGCAGTAGAAGATAGAACATGGGATATGGAAACAAAGTCTGGGGTAGTTACCGTAGCTCTACCTAACGGTATTACACAAAAGCGATTGATGGAGAACTATGACAAGACTCCAGCTGAG